AAATTTAAACTATTAAACTATTAAGGAGTAACATGACGATCAATCTAAGAGCTGATGCACCTAGTCAGGTGGAAATCACTAATCCAGAAAAACTAACAGACGAAATAAAAAAACTTCAAGACATACAACAAGAAATACAAAACTATAAAGATAGAATTAAAGACTTAGAAGATAGTGAAAGCTATTTATCTGAAGTAACAATTCCTGATTTGATGCTTTCTATGAATCTTAAAACCATGAAATTAAAAGATGGTTCTGAGATAGAGATAGATAATAGATTTTTTGCCACTGCGTTAGCTGAAAAAAGACCAGAGGCATATCAATGGCTTCGAGAGAACGGACTAGGCAACATTGTGAAAAATGAAATCACAGTGAGGTTTGGAAAGGACGAAGATAACAAGGCGACGCAATATGCTACCCTTGCAAGAGGACAAGGCTATGAACCGGAACAAAAAGTTTCTGTTAATGCCGGAACCCTTAGAGTTGCTTTGAGGGATCTCCACGAACGTGGTGGTCAGATACCCTCAGAGTATTTCAGTACATTTGCTGGATATCGAACTAAGATAACTGGTAAATCTAAATCAACAGACTAATAGACTAACAAAGGAGAATCTATGGAAAGTCAAGTAGCAAAGAAAGCTAATGCAGGTGCATTAGCAACAATAAATCTCAGAGCAGACTCTGGTAAAGGAGCTGAAGAGATTAGTTCAGATGATGTGTCAACACCAATTCTGAAAATCTTACATCAGCTGTCACCTGAATGTAATGAGAGAGACGCCAAGCATGTAGAAGGAGCTAAACCTGGTATGATTTATGCATCAGGGTTTAGTAAACTTATAAGTGGAGAAGAGGGACTAGATATTATAGTCGCTCACGCACAAACTAGGTTTCCTGAATGGCAGGAGAGAGGCGATAGTGCTTCAGCTCCAGTAGGAACTCATTTAGAGATTCCAGCCGATGCTGTGGAAGAAAAAAATGGAAGATATAGATTACCAAACGGTAACTATGTTGAGAAAACTGCATACTTCTATGTACTAGCAATGGTAGATGGTGAGTTAAAACCTGCAGTGGTCCCAATGAGATCTTCTAATTTATCTCCAGCGAGGGAATTAAATAACCTCATCAAGAATCTAAGATTCACAGATGATCAAGGTTCATTTAATCCTGCAAGTTATTCTGCTGTGTATAAGTTAAACACAATCGGGAGAGTAGCAGGGAGTAAAAGCTGGCATGTCTACAAACCATCAAGAGTAAGAAATCTTGATGTTGCTAATAAAGACGATGCGTCTATGTATGAGATAGCAGCACAACTTCAGAAATCTGTTTCTAAAGGTGTGGCTAAACCTAAATACGATGCTGGTCAACAAAAGCAAGACATAGTATAATAAAGTGTTATAACAACGGCGCTGAAGGGAGACTGGAGGCGCCGTATAAATTATGAAAGAATTTAGAAAATATTTTGGTGGACTAGAAAGAGACTTTGGTTTCTGTAATGTTAACAATGGTTATCATGATCCACAAACAAACAAATTAAAATTTGATCCAGGCGATTATGGCTGGTCTAAAAGAAATATATCTGATCAAGACTATCAAGATCATTTAGATGGTAAACGTGCAATAGGTATACAAGCATGTGATGATAATGGTATGGCTAGCTTTGGTGCAATCGATATTGATCCGTCTGATTATTCTAGTTTTGATATTCATCATTACCTAAAAGTAATTGAAGACAAAGATTTACCTGTCGTTCCAATTAAATCAAAAAGTAATGGACTTCACATATATGTATTTACAGCAGAGAAAGTACCTGCAACTTTAATTAGAGAATTTTTACAAAACTTATTATTCTTATTTGGACTATCATCTAAGACAGAAATATTTCCAAAACAAACACAGTTAGGTATGAACCAAGATAATGTCAGAACTTCTGGATCATTTATTAACTTACCTTATTTTAAGAAAACAGAACGTAAAGCATTGTTACCTGATGGAAAAGAATTAGAGTTCGAAGATTTTTTAAATGTAGTCAAAGACAATCTACAAACAAAAGAATCATTAAAAGAAGTATCAAATAAAAAAGTAAAAGAAATATTAACTGGTGGTCCTGATGATTTATTAGATGGTCCTCCATGTCTACAGATGATATGCAAACAGGTTCAGGAATCAGGGAACAAACTAAAAGACGAGCGAGATAGATTTTTATTTAACTACATGGTGTTTGTTAAAAAGAAACACAAAGATGATTGGAAGAAAAAATTAATACAAGCTGCAAGAGATTTTATTCAGTATGATGACACTTGGGGTGATGCTAAAGTAAATGAAAAAATAAAAAGTTGGGACAAAGATACAGCTGGTCATACCTGTCATGACTTACCTATCTCTTCTTATTGTGCAAAAGGAACTTGCTTACGTAGAAAATTTGGTATTGGAAGTCATAAAGAAAGCAGCTGGCCTCAGATATCAGGGCTAATTAAAATAGACTATAAACCTGACCCAGAATATTTTTTTAATGTAGAACTCTCTGACAGTAAGGTAGTTCAAATACATGCTAAACACATAAAAAAGATAGCAGAAATGAAAGAGATGAGAGCGCTCATAGCAGACCAAACATCTATATTCCCTCCCATTATTAAGAATAATGAATATCAGCCTATCCTGGACGCTCTATGGGCCACTAAAGAGGATATTAAACCACCTGCAGGGACTAATCCAATTGAAATGTTAAAGAAATACTTAGAAGATTATGTCAATGGACCAGAAGCTACGACCTTTGCTTCTTTTAAAAGTGGAGCTGTACTAAAAGATGAAGAGTATTATTACTTTGACTACGATAAATTCTATGAAGAGATTAAAAGAAATGAGTGGACAAAAGACAGACCTAGAACTGCAACTTTAATAAAGAGTCATTTCAAAGCTGAGTTTGGATTTCAGAAAAGATTTCCTAAAGGAGAGAATGAAAAATCATTTCCACCGGTCAGGTGTATAAAAATGCCTGCAGATGATTTGATGAAAGAAGAAATACCAGAAGAAAAAATAACAATAGAAGATAAGGAGAATATAGTATGACGAAAAAATTACCAAGTGTATTTGTATGTATGCCTACATATGATACCATGCAGGTGGCAACATGTTTATCATTAATAAAATTAATGGATAAATTTACACAAGCAAAAATAAAATCTACAGTAAGTACATTTAAATGTCCTTATGTAGGCTATGGAAGAAATGTTTTAACCGCAATGTTTTTAGAATCAGGTTTTGACTATCAATTATTTATAGATTCAGATGTAGAGTTTGATCCAAAAGTAGTAGGACGAATGTTAGTGTCAGAAAAAGATATGATCTGCACACCGTACAGAAAGAAGACACAAGATAATACAATAAAATATTCTGTAGCATTTAAAGATCCTACTGACATTAAAATAGATAACAAGGGTTTAACAGAAATAACTGTAGGGCCTGCAGGGTTAACTTTAGTACATAGAAGAGTTTATGAAAAACTTATGAAAGATCATCCACATTTAAAAATAAAACAAAAAGAAGCTATATCCGAAAAAGCAAATTCATATTTTTATAATTTTTGGGATACAGTGTTTGATCAAAAATCTGGTTATTGGTGGGGAGAAGATACACATTTTTCTAATCTTGCAACACAAGCAGGTTTTAAATTTTATGCTGTAGTTGATGGAGAAACAACTCATCATGGCAACTTTGGATTCACGGGAACTTTACTAGATACTTTTAAAAGAACCGATGAAAAAGCCAATTAAAATATACGGACCACCTGGTACAGGTAAAACTTTTAGATTAATTCGTAGAGTTAATGCTTATGTAAGAACAGGTACACCTTATCACAAGATAGGTTACTTTGCTTTTACAAAAAAAGCTGCAAAAGAAGCCAGAGAAAGAATAGGTGTAGATGAAAAACAAGTTCCATATTTTCAAACACTTCATGCATTTTGTTTTCATTTATTAAACTTAAATGAAAGTGATATTATGCAACCACATCATTATGAAGCTTTAGGTAAAAAATTAAATATAAGAGTAAACTTTAATGATAAGTATAATGAAGAACAAACACACTTCTTAACTTGTAATAACCCTTACTTTCAAATGATACAAAGATCTATTAACAAAGATATACCTTTACGAGAAGAATTTAATCTTAATGAACATGACAGAAAAGATATAGATAGTTGGGATACGTTAAAGCATATTCATATAAACTTACAAGAATACAAAACAAAAATGCATCTACTAGACTTTAATGATCTTGTTAAGAAAGTTGTAGACTCAAAAAAATTTCCTAAGTTAAAAGCTATCTTTATAGATGAAGCACAAGACTTATCTCCATTACAATGGCAACTCTATGATAAGCTAAAAGAAAATTGTGATGATATATATTTAGCTGGTGATGACGATCAAGCGATATTCGCTTGGGCAGGTGCTGATGTCAATAGATTTATAAAAGAGCCTGCAAATGAACGTGTTTTAAGGTATTCGAGAAGAGTATCAAGAGCAGTACAGGAACAATCTCAAATAGCAGTGAGTAAGATAGCAGGCATCAGGAAACACAAAGAATACCTGCCACGGGCGCAAGAGGGCTTTGCGTCTCACATCAATAATTTAGGACAAATAGATCTTACAAAAGGTAAGTGGTTAATCTTGACAAGAACTAAAAGCAATTTGTTAGACATAATGAAAGAACTTAAAAGTAAAAATATTTATTATCAAAGTAACAAAGGTAAAAGTTTTAACGTAGGTATATATAATGGAGCGATGGCTTATACTAAATGGATAAGAGAAGGTAAGCTAGAAGAAAAAGAAATCAATGACGTCAGAGAATATATTCCCAGTGGTAATTGGAATCCTGAAAAAAATTGGTATGATATCTTCGTAGCTGATCAGAAAGAAATACTTTATATTCGAAATATAATTTCTGGGGGTGAAATACTTTCTGAAAATGCAAGAGTGTGGGTGTCTACAATTCATGCAGCTAAAGGTGGTGAAGAAGATAATGTAATACTTTCTTTACACCAGGGAAGTAAGGTACAAAAAAGTATTCGTCTAAGTGTTGACAAACAAGATGAAGAGCATAGAGTGTGGTATGTGGGGATCACAAGAGCAAGAAATAATTTATATAAACTGAAAGCTAAAAAGAAAATAAAGGAGTATCAACTATGACACATAAAGATATGTTTGAAGATTCATTTCCACAAGATAAACAGATAGGCGGGAATCATTACAAAGACTTTTACATTCAGCCTTATGAGTTTATTTCAAAAAATAATCTCTCGTTCTTTCAAGGCAATGTTGTAAAATATGTTTGTCGTTACTTAAACAAGTCAGGAATACAAGACTTAGAAAAAATAATTCACTACTGTCAATTAGAAATTAAAACAATGAAAGACAAGAAGAAAAAATAATGCCTAACAGAAATTTTAAAGCTAAAGATATTACCGTAAACAAACATAAGTTTCGTCTAGAAATTTATAATAAGTTAGTTGATTGGGAAATATTTCCTCATACTTATGATGCAGCTCTGTATGCATTTAGTAATAAAGACAAATTAAATAAGATAGTAGCAAAGAAATACGTATTACAAAAATGAAAATACCTAAATACTTAACACAAACCGAATGGGTACAGCCCACTGAATATCCTGATCTAAGAGATTATGATGAGATTGCAATTGACTTAGAAACACGTGATCCTGATTTAAAATCAAAAGGATCTGGTGCAGTTACAGGTAATGGTGAAGTTGTTGGTATTGCTGTAGCTACATTTAATGACAAATGGTATTTTCCAATAGCTCATGGTGAAGGACCCAATATGAATAGAGCTAAAACTTTAGAATGGTTTAAAGATATTTGTGAATGTCCAGCTACAAAAATATTTCATAACGCAATGTATGACGTATGTTGGATACGTAATTTAGGTATAAAAATCAATGGTTTAATCGTAGATACAATGATTGCGTGTTCTGTTTTAGATGAGAATAGATTTGCATACACATTAAATGCTTTGTCATGGTTTTATCTTAACGAAGGTAAGAATGAAAAAGCTTTGAACGAAGCTGCAAAGTCTAGAGGACTAGATCCAAAAGCAGAGATGTGGAAATTACCTGCAAGTGAAGTAGGAGCTTATGCTGAAAAAGATGCTGACCTAACTTTTAAACTTTGGCAGTATGTAAAAAAATTATTACAAGAAGAAGACTGTGAAGATATATTTAATTTAGAGACTGATCTTTTCCCTTGTTTAGTCGATATGCGTTTCCTAGGGGTTCGGGTAGACGTGACAAGAGCGAATCAATTAAAAAAAGAATTAACAACACAAGAAGAAAGACTGATCCACAAAATAAAAATAGAGACAGGAGTAGAAACTCAAATATGGGCTGCACGTAGTATCCAAAAAGTTTTTGAACATTTAAAATTACCTTTTGAGAAAACAGAAAAAACTGGTGCACCTTCATTTACAAAAAACTTCCTTTCTAATCATGAGCATCCTATAATTCAAATGATAGCAGAAGCTAGAAAAATAAACAAGGTCAATACAACATTCATTGATACAATTTTAAGACACGAACACAAAGGTAGAATTCATGCGGAAATAAATCAAATCAGATCTGATGATGGTGGTACAGTTACAGGTAGATTTAGTTACTCTAATCCTAACCTACAACAAATTCCAGCTAAAGATCCAAACACAGGACCACTAATAAGAAGTTTATTCTTACCTGAAGAAGGTTGTCAGTGGGGTACGTTTGACTACTCGCAACAGGAGCCAAGATTAGTTACAGAGTACGCGTTAAGATTTGGATTAGCTTCGGTTAATAAAATTGCAGACGCTTATGATAATGATCCAAAAGCAGACTTTCACCAAACTGTTGCAGACATGGCAAAAATTCCAAGAAGTCAAGCCAAGGTAATTAACCTAGGTTTGTTTTATGGTATGGGTAAAGCTAAACTAGAAGCAGAGTTAGGTGTATCTAAAGATAAAGCTAAAGAATTATTTGATACCTATCATGCTAAAGTTCCTTTTGTAAAACAATTAACAAATCAATTAATGAGTGCTGCTCAGAAACAAGGTAAGATAAAAACTATTTTAAATAGAAAATGTAGATTTCCAAAATACGAACCGATACTAAAAGGTAGTGATTGGGGTAGGTTTGTACCTGCACAAGATCATGAAAGAATGTTAGAGCTTCAAGCAATGGGACCAAACGAATTAGATGAAGAAGGAAACATTGTTAAAGACAAAGATGGTAATCCTAAAAAAAATTACTGGCACGAGAATGGTCATCGTAGAGCTTTTACTTACAAAGCATTGAATAAATTAATTCAAGGTAGTGCAGCTGACATGACTAAGAAAGCTATGATAGAACTTTATAAGGAGGGTATTACACCGCATATACAGATACATGATGAACTTGATATATCTGTTACAAATGATGAAGAAGCTGCAAAAATAAAAGATATAATGGAAAATGCAGTTGACTTACAAATACCCAATAAGGTAGACTATGAATCTGGACCAAATTGGGGTAGTATAAAGTGATAAATTATGGCTTATTTAAATGCGGACATACCACCAATTTATTGTAAAATACGGAAGGAGTATCTTTATGACCTGGAAAAACATCAAGGAGAGTCTGTTGACTGCTGCATCTTTAGTGTGGTCTCTATTACAGATCGCGCTCTCTTATTTAACATTATGCTACCAAATGGTGCATGCTTTTGGCGTTTACCTATATCAGCGTTTTTTCA